ACGTGATGCTGATTAACAGCCAGGAGCTGACGGTGTCAGGTGGATTCAGCGCATCGACGGTGTGCAATCTGCCAAGCGTAACCAAGAATGAAGCGGAATCATACAAGACGCGCGTATCACTGATCGATGTAAACGGATACATCAATCCTAAACGCATCAAGGACCTCGGCACGACGATCGCAAATAATCGCGTGGTCAAAGAGGCGCTGCAAAAGATCGAACAGGCCGAGAAGGACCTGGCAACCCTTGACGGGACTGTAACTGAACTGAGCACGACTGTTGATGAGGTCGCGGGTGAGCTCAGCAGCAAGGTAGATAAGACAACGTATAACAGCCTTGCCGGCACGGTATCAGATCACACGACGCAGATCAAGCAGAATGCAAACGCGATCAGCAGCAAGGCGGAGGCGTCGGTAGTGGACACGCTGTCAGGTACGGTATCAGGCCACACGACGCAGATCCAGCAGAACGCACAAGCAATAAGCAGCAAGGCGGAGGCGTCGGACGTGGACACGCTGTACGGCACGGTGCAAACGCTCCAGAGCGAAGTGCAGCAGACACCTGACAGGATCAGCGCGGCTGTCCGGGATATAAACGTCGGCGGTGAGAACCTGCTGACCGGAACAGACAAGACGATCAATATCGCCCGTCCCTACGAGGAGGGTGGTCATTCGGCTGATGTTGTTCTGAGCGAGGGCAGCGGCGAGTACCCCGACAAATGGCTATCGTGCAAATACAACAACGCATCAACATCCGCTGTATTCGGCGCTTACTTTGTCGCGACAGGCCTTACTGTTGGTCAGCAGTATACATTTTCTGCTGAGGTCGTTAGTTGGGGCAACACGGTTCATCTGTCTGTTGCCGGTGCGCACTCTGCCTATTCGAGATGGGGCAATGCACCAAGGAGATTGTCTGTCACATTTACGGCAACGGCAACGAGCCACAACCTGCACGTCAACTGTCTTTGGTACGGCGTACAGGGCTATGCAAAAGACATAGATGTGCGCAAGGTCAAACTGGAGATCGGAAACAAGGCTACGGACTGGAGCCAAAACAGCGGTGAGTTTAACGCTGGATCAAGCGTTGCGATTACCCGTGATGAGGTTCGGTTTGACACCAAGCTCTTTTCGGTGCATACGGGTGAGAGCGGAGACATGGCCATCGATAAAGATGGTATGTCGATAGGCAACATCAACGCCACCAAATCGTTGACCGCTCCGAATATTGCCACAATCACTAAGAGCCAGAACTTCGAGGTCGGCAGCGGCAGAAAATACACAACGCTCAAGCAGGTGGCCGACATCATCAACAACACCATGCTGATTGGTGTGGTTAGAATATACCTGACCAGCGACGTTTATGGAGATGTTACATTTGGTGGATTATCCGGGCTTGGGCAGCTTGAAATTAGACAGCAGGGGTATACGATCCACGGCGCAGTTACGTTTGAGCAATGCAGCCGTGTGTACATGTATGATACAAAAATCAGTCTGCCGTCCAACTCTTCAAATGCTTCTTGCTTAACGTTCCGAGGGGTCGTCTACGCATACATCACCAACGGCATCTTGACTGGCAAGTCCGCGACTACGAGCGGCTGTAGATCGCTTTTGCTCGCAAACGGCAGCAAGGTCTATATATCTGATACACAGTTGTACAACAGCATAGCCCTGATGGAAGCGCAGTACGGTTGCGAGTTGATAACTGCCAATCTCAGAGGAGGAAACTGCACGAATTTCCTTTATGGCACACAATTTATATTGTCGATGCGCGGCACAAGACCGGACGGCGGTCTGGCTGAGACTGCAGCGATCATGTACCCGGCCGACCCCAAAACGCTCACCGTCAATTCGGGAAGCGCACAACCGACACCGCCAGATGTTACAACTGTAACGCTGTCGCCGTCTGACTATCGCACAAACTACAACACAAGCAGTTGGCAGAGCAAGCAGAGTCAGTTGTATCAGGGTATGTACGGCTCTGACAAATACCGTGCCGTGTACTGGTTCAGCAACAGCGGACTTACGGGCAAGACGGTCAAGGCCGCAACGCTCACTCTTACTCGCGTGGCCGGTTCGGGCAGCGGCGCGGCTACAAGCGTTCATTTGTGGGGCACTCCGCTTGCATCGGCATCAGGCAATCCCACCACAAACCGCGTGGATTATGGCGAGATCGGTACGCTGACATATGGCGAAACAAAAGAGTTTTCGATTCCGCTCACGGCAGCACAGGCGTTTGCGGAAGGCAGTATCAAGGGATTTATCATTGATCCTAATGATTCTGTTGTCGGATCGCGCGAATACAGCGCAAACTACGGCAAGCTGGAGTCGGGTGCAACACTCAAGATCACTTATTAAGGAGGCAATAAAAATGATTGAAGCAATCAATCTTTTGTGGATTATTCCGCTTTCAGCACTCTTTGGTTTTTTGATTGCGGCGCTGATGTACTCAGCGGCTAATGAAGGAAATGAGGAGGGACGCAAATGATCCAGTGCACGGTTATTGGGCAGGCGCTCAAAATCAAGCAGCCTATCGTCGCGGCGGAAACGATCGACTATCTGGAGATTGAATTTCATTGCAGTGATGAGTGGGCCGGAGCTGAAAAGGTCGCCTATGTAAAACGGCACGAACAGGATGCACAGGCGTATGCGTTTTATCTCGACGGCGACACGCTGACGAGAGAACAGCATCTGAATCTGACGGATGGCATCTATGACATCTGGCTCGTCGGATTTGTGCATGAAAACGGAGAATTGAAACAACGAATCACAACGGTGCCTGATGAGCTGATCGTGTAGGAAACGGGTGAGCTCGAAGGTGAGCCGGTGCCGATCGAACCGCCGACGCTTGGCGAGCAGATCCTGCTCAAGGCGGCAGCGGCGGAGGAAAAAGCGCAGGCTGTTGTTGATGCAGCTGCGCGCGGTGACTTCAAGGGAGACAAGGGCGAGCCTGGACAAAAGGGCGATCCGGGCGAACCTGGCGCGCCCGGTGTGGGTGAACCCGGGCCGAAGGGTGATCGTGGTGAGCCTGGTCCGAAGGGAGATCCGGGAGAGCCGGGTAGACCAGGATCGGATGCAACCGTCACGGCAGAGAACGTCAAGGCTGCTCTGGGCTTTACGCCGGCGGATGCGGAAAATGTGCCGAGTAAGGAAGATTTGTCTGACTTGAGCGATGTCAAAGTCGGCTATTCCGAGGTTGTGAATGGTCAGCTTTTGATGTACTCCGACAGCACCAAAGAGCATCTGTTGGCAACGCTTGATCTGCCGAGTGGCGGCGTTGTGGATGTTAAAGCACTTGGAGAGAGTATCGTAAATGAAAACGGCATTGCTGATATCCCAGCGGCCGTTGTTTCAAACTTTCCGACAACCTCTAAAGCCGGATTGTTTAGAGCAAACAGATATGGAGGATTAGCTTACAACAGCGATGGTGTAAACATTAAGGTTTTAACCGCATTAAAACGGCACATTGATAACAGGGAGGGCATAGGTGACACAATTGACGGTGGTCCAATTGCACCGAACATGCTTAATTATGCCGTAACAGCCGCTTTGACAGATGCAAAAAAAATGCAATTGACGGACGCACAGAAAGCTGTTGCACAGGATACTCTTGGCATAGTCACTCTCACGCAAGAAGAGTATGACCTGATCAGCGTCAAGGGCGAGAACACCATCTACATCATCGTTTGAGGTGAAGCATGATTAAGGTGAAAGGAAACGATCCGAAAGCGATTATGGTAGGAGATGCTCCTGCAAAAGCGATCTATCGTGGGGAGCAGTTGGTGTGGGCAAGAAACGATAATCTTTTTGATATAAACAGCCCATGGCTCCTTGAAAGGGCATGTGTTGTAAATGATGGTACATTAGGATCGAGTGGCTATCCGAGGATTACATTTTTTATGCCGTGCAAGCCAAACACCACATATCGATTTGAATGTGAAACGATTGGTGATAGATTTGGCGTATATGGCACAAATGATTGGTTCGATGAGCCGCCAGTAAATTACAATAAAAAAGCTGACACGGTATATCTAACAAAAGGTGGCGGTTTGAAATCAGCAGAGATAACTACCAATGCAACGAATCGATTTATATGGTGGTATCTTGCTCTGCAAGAAAGACCAACAAATATAGTGATTAAAATTGTTTAAGGAGGAATGAACAATGAACTACAGTATCTTGAAGCAATGGAAGACCCTGACTGGTGAATACCACAGCACGACCGTTGATAAAAGCGATTGGGATACTGCATTTGGCGAAATCCACAGCATGGTTAAGCCCATGCAGAACGATCTGAATGTCGCTATGTTTGTCCTGACTCTGCTCGACGAGAGCGGCAATCGCAAGGAGAAAATCGAGTGGCATCGAAAGATTGAAGAGCCTGAGACTGAGCCGATTGAGGAGTAATCAAACGCCGACAAAGAAACCTTTGTATTAGAACGCAGACATAGAAGGGTTGTAGTATGAATGACGAGTTTATGATCTTCTTAAAAGATGGCACTTTCCTCACGGTAACAGGCGAGGAAATGATGCTTGTTGCGGTTTACAATCATACAAAAGATATAGCCAGTCTGAAACGTATTAGTCGTAGTACATCGACTGACTGAAGTCCTACAAAGAAGAAACCTTTATCGCTTGAAAAAAAACAAGCGATAAATTCTGCTCCATCAATCCGAAGGGCTGCGTACCACGCGGCGTATTGGTAGGATTGATCGGGCAAATTATTGTATGACCACCGTTGCACTTGGCGCGGATTGACCGCGATAGGATGCGTCCGATTTCGCGGGAACGGTCATAGGTGAAAAAGTTGTGCCGACACTTTTAATAGGCGGTGCTTCGGCGTTGCCTTGATTTTCGGTCGGCGTATCGGAAATAGCAAAGAAACGCACAAGGCGAACTACCAAACGGAGCGAGAGTAACGAGCGAGAAATCGTAATGCCATTAGGTTGCTGAACGTTCGCCCCCTATTTCCGAAACCTTTATCGCTTGGAAAAATAAGCGATAAATTCTGCACCCCATCAATCCGAATGGCTGCATACCCGCGGCGTATTGGCAGGATTGATTGTGCAAAAATGAGCCTGTCTAAAAAATATCGACAGGCTCATTCTATTATCTCTTTATAGGGGCATTAAGGAGGGGTTAGCGTGAAAAAGTATAAATGCAAGTATTGCAAAGACACAAAGTTTATTCAGATTGGCCCCAATATTAGAGGACTCAAAAAATGTCCTTATTGCAACGCCGACAAAAAAGGATGAGTGCAATAAATGAAACCTTGAGTAATCTTGAGTGAATTCTTGTTTTAGCTTGATTGAATTTACATGATTCAATCAAGCTATGGATCCAGAAGACATCAACAACAGAACAGTTGCGAATGATGCTTTGTGAAGCGTATGCAGGAAAACTTGCACAGCAAATGACCAGCAAATAAGACCTTAAACGCGAAAAAACTACTTGACTGAATCCTGGAAGCAGATCTATAATGTCCACGGCAAACAAAAAGACAGCCGGCGAAGCCTGAGAAACTTTGCGCCGACTGTCTTTGCCCCAGCGAATGGAGCGAGGACATTATAACATAACCTCGCTCTGCATTGCAATACAGAAAGCGAGGTTTTTTCTATGGATTTACGAGAGCAGTTTTTGATGAACGTACAGAACCGACTTGCGACCTGTTTCGAAGCGGACGATCTGGCACGGATCAGCGGCGCGATCATCGTGGAGCTGAGCCAGTACCAATTAACGGAGCGAATCGAGGAGCTTGCGATCAGGGACAACAGCAACGACCGACTTCTTGAAATGTACGGCGGCGTTTTATTGACAGAGGGCAAAAGCAAGCGCACGGTCAGAGAGTATTTGGCACTACTTCGACGGTTTGCCGGTGCGATTGGGAAAAACTTGACGGATGCATCTGTGTTTGACATCAGGATTTGGCTGGCTTTGATGCAAAAACAAGCAAGTCTCAGGAGCTGCGAGAACTACCGCAGTTATTTGTCGGCGTTTTATAATTGGATGATGAAAGAGGAAATAATCCAAAAGAATCCGATGCTGAAAATAACGCCGATAAAATTCCAACAAGAAGTGAAACTGCCATTTTCTGATGTTGAGATAGATGCGCTCCGGAGCGCATGTCAAACGTTGCGTGAACGTGCAGAGCTGGAGCTGATGCTTTCGAGCGGAGCACGTGTATCTGAAGTGGCGGGCCTGGATCGCACTGATGTTAATCTGGCCACATTGGATGTGATAATCCGAGAGGGCAAGGGTGGCAAAGGCCGCACGACATACATCAACGATGTTGCGCGGCTCCATTTGCAGCGTTACATCTCATCGCGCACCGATGCATGTCCGTGCATGTTCTTGACGCGAAACGGAGACCGGATCGAAAAGGGCAGCATCGAGCGTGACATGCGTAAGCTCGGAGCGAGGGCCGGAGTTGAGAATGTGCATCCGCACAGGTTCCGGCGTACATTCGCCACAGGACTTGCGAAGCGCGGGATGGACGTGAGGTCGATTCAGATTCTGATGGGCCACACCAACCTAAATACAACCATGCACTATATATCGCTTGATAAAGAGCACTTGAAGACTGAATATAAGCGTTTTGCATAAGCGGAAAAAGCAACTTGCTGCGGCAGGTTGCTTTTTTGTTGCTGGAGGATATGATGGGCAGAGGACCGCCGAAGATACAATCAACCAAGAAAAAAAATAAAGAGGTGAATATACCATGAGGGAAACTGTAACCGTTTTAACCGCCGCGATTGGCGGGGTTGTAGCAAAAATATTCGGGGGGTGGTCTGACGCCATGACGACGCTGTTGATATTTATGGCGATTGATTACCTGACCGGAGTAATCGTTGCGGCTGTTTTTCATAAGTCGGGGAAAAGTGAAAGCGGCGCATTGGAGTCAAAGGCCGGCTGGAAGGGTCTTTGCAGGAAAGGCATGTCTTTGTTAATCGTGTTGATTGCTGCGCGTCTCGACATGGTTATGGGGACATCGTTCGCCAAAGATTGCGTCGTGATCGGATTTATCGCGAATGAAGCGATATCGATTTTGGAAAACGCCGGATTGATGGGTGTAAAGTATCCGACGATTATCACTCGCGCACTTGAAGTGCTGACTAAAAAGGCGGAAGATATGGCGCCCAAGGAGATGAGCGACAATGGCGAAAAAGACTAATATGGACCTGGTAGCCGGCGTAAGAAAAGCAGTTGACGAGCATTGGCCATATTGCTACGGAACGTATGGCAAGGAGTTTTCTGAGAGTATTCTCCAAAGCAAAACGGCGCAGTATCCGCAGCATTATACGCCGGAGCGCATGGCTCAGTATCATCAGTGGGCAAAAGAGCACAGACGCACAGCGGATTGCATCGGCCTGATCAAAGGCATCGCGTGGGCGCGTGAGGATGGGACCATTGGCTATGGCATCAATGGAGTACCGGATAAAAGCGCGAACGATATGTATGCGCTTGCGAAGGTGAAGGGTAATATTCGCACGATGCCGGAGGTGCCTGGTCTGGGGCTTCATTTCGACGGCCATGCAGGAACATATCTTGGAAATGGCTGGGTCGGAGAAGAGCGCGGTTTCAAGTTCGGCGCGGTCTATACCAGACTAAATGAGCGACCCTGGTTGCACTGGTACGAGGTGCCTGGTTATGATTATTCCGAAACCAACACGGAACAGTCTATGCCGGACACGCTGGGCCTGCGCACACTAAAAAAAGGCTGCACGGGCGAGGACGTTGAAACGCTGCAAAAGTTGCTGATCCAGATCGGCTATGCGCTGCCGCGATACGGAGCGGATGGCGATTACGGCGCAGAAACCGTTTCGGCCGTGGCGGCGTTTCAGCAGGAGCACGGGCTTGAGGTTGACGGAATTTATGGCAAGATGAGCCATGCTGCGCTGATGGAAGCAGTGAGCACCAGCGATGACGAAGAGGAGCAGGCGCAGTTGCCGGATAAATGGCTTGAGGTAACCGGAGGCACGGTCAATGTGCGAAAGGGAGCAGGCACGGCGTATTCGGTGTTGACTGTGGTCCGCAAGGGTGAGCGTCTGCACGTGGTAGGCGAAGCAGACGGCTGGCATGCAGTCATGATCGGAGACGAGACAGGCTGGATTGGGCCGAAGTACACAAAGGTGGTAGAATAAAGTGATGAAGGATGATCCTTTTCCGGGTGTGGGAAGACGTGACATGGAGCGGCGCATCGATGATGCGCGGCTCGGAAAAACGGACAGAACGATCGCGCGTATGCGGTTGTTGGATGGCGAATACTACGATGACATCGGAGCCGAAGTCGGTTATGACAGACGAACAGTGGCGCGACGGATGAACAGGATCATATCAGCACTAAAGTAAGTAGAGCGAGTGTCGTGAGTAATCACGGCACTCGCTTTTTAATTATGACCGCAAATGCCCGTATATGGTACACGGATGCCCGCAGGGGAAATAAAAAAGCAGGATAATAAGAGCGTGGTAGGCCGATCACAATACAAATAATAATTGGAGGACACGAAAATGGCTGAATATGTAGCAGGCCGCGGAACCACGGCTCTGGGTATCATCGGTACCGCTCTTGGCGGGCTGAGTGCACTTGGCGGACTTGGCGGCATGATGGCACATGCTGCGCCTATGGACGGCAGCAACACCTACGTTACCAGATACGAGATGCAGATGGCGCAGCAGCTGGCCGCGAAGGACAGCGAGATCGCGCTGATCAAAAGCGAACAGAACACTGAAGTCAAGATCGCCGACGTCTATGAGCGCATCATGACGCGCGTAAACGCCGACAAGAACGAGCAGAATGCGATCAACATGAATCAGGCTGTGCTTAACGCCACTCAGACCGGCGCTATTGCGTCGATCCAGCGTCAGGTGGACATCCTCAATTGTCTGACCAAGGTCGTTGTGCCAAACAGCAGCATTTGCCCCGGCTGGGGTGAGGTCAAGGTCGAACCTGTAGCGCCGACTGCCGGTTAATTGAGGAGGCGTGAGCAATGGTAAATCCGAGCCAGATCAGGACCGGCATAGGCAATTACCTAAACAGCGCCATAATGCCGAAGCTGGACAACGGGCGGCAGTTCGCCGTGGGCATGGTGTACGGACTTGCGGGGAGCAAGATCGAGGACATTGTGCGCAACATGGCCAACATGCCTGCGATCAAGATGCTGGGCGTAGTGCACGAAAACGGCGAAATAGACATAGACGCCGTATATGAGGCGGCGCTGAACCAGATCAGAGCGCAAGGGAGACTGACGCTTGACGTGCCGATGCTGGGCAAATGGACGTTTGACGAGGCCGACATAAGAGATCTGTATCAGGCCATTGCTCACGCATGATGAGGTGAGCACCATGAAAATGATCATGTGGGCAACGGACGTCATAGACAACAACATCAGAGAGGCGCATATGTACGCCGAAAAGGCACATGAGCTGAAGAACGTAAACCGAGCGGCAGCGGACTGGTGTGTAAAGATGGCAAAGAGTCATCTGGACTTTAACACGGACGGCCACACAGTTGCGGAGCGCATAATCTCCGATTACAAGGCAAGCGGACAAAAATCGCCGCTTGAAGCCGGTATGATGGAGGTCTACAACCTAAAGCACGCCGATCTCATCAGAAAAACAGCGGAAGTCAAGACGATGCTGGAGATGTATAAATAATAAAAGCCGGAGCAAACGCTCCGGCTTATTTAATTATAAATGTAACGATTATGATAAAACATAAAAATGGCCCTTGATAAAGCACTCAATGAGTGCTATAATAGGCACATAAGGTTAAGGAAAGCAAACGACATCGAGGAGGTAAAAACCATGAAGAAATTGAACGCTCAGCAGACTCGCCGCATTGCAGCCCTGCAGGCTGAATACAATCGTATCTATGACGTAATGGGCTATACTGAAAATAAAGCTACTATCGCCGCTTGCAATCGCGCACTTGACAAATTGGTAGCGCAGATGGATGCAATACTTGCTGAGGCGGACGACTAAAGTAAAAGCCGGAGCAAACGCTCCGGCTTATTTAATTATAAATGTAACGATTATGATAAACATAAAAATGGCCCTTGACAAAGCACTCAATGAGTGCTATAATAAGCACATAAGGTTGATCAAGCACGACAAACAAATTTGAGGAGGACACCACCATGAAGATTACCGCTGACATGATCCCCGCCATCTACAACCGTCCCGAATGCCGCTCCACCGCGACCGTCACTCTTCCCAGCGACGGGCAGACCATCACCGGCACCATGTTTGGTGACAGCGATTGCTGGGATAACGAAAGGTTTTACCAGTACCTGATCTCCGACGACGGCGATCTGTACAAGCTCATGTACACCGTTCCCGCCGACTGCGATGATCTCGGAGACCTCGATTATGAGAACCCAGAAGATGCTCTCATCGCCAAGCTCGATGATGCTGATGATATTCCCGATCATTGGTGCATCCTCGACCTCGTGCTCGGTTGGAAGTGGGCCTGAACCATGGCAAGAAAAAAGCTCGACCTGATCGGGCGCAAGTTCGGAAACCTCACCGTGCTTGCGCCCGAGGGATCAAACAAATGGGGGCAGTCGCTCTGGCGCTGCTCCTGTTCCCTCTGTGGCAAGGAGTCCGTTATAGTGGGCTCATCGCTAACCCACAAGACACACCCTGTCAGGAGTTGTAGCTGCTGGGGCCTCAATCATGCCGATCTGACCGGTCAGACCTTCGGCGCGTTGACGGTGCTTGACGCCACCAACCAGCGAGACAGCACGCGATCCGTAATCTACAAGGTTCGCTGCAACGTCTGCGGCGGTATCTCTTATAAGCCCGGACGGACGATACAGCTTGGCCTCAAGTCCTGCGGCTGCGCTCACTACGCAGAGCAGGATCACGATAAAATGCTGGATCGATCACATGAGGCCAACATAGTCGATCACATTTTCGTTCCTCATGTGGTGAGGACAACCGCCACAAAAGCCAGCACCACAGGTTATCGCTGGGTTATGGCCGACAATAGGCGCAAAGCATACCAGTACCAGTTCAATGTGCGAGGGAAGCGCTACTCTGGCAAAGGCTTCGCATCCGCCGAAGAGGCTTATGAGGCCGCTTACAAGCGGCACGCTGCGGTCATCGCGCAGTACGGCCTAAAGCACCAATCCGAGGAGGACACCCCATGACATTCCCAGAATTTGCGGCCTCTTGGCCCGCATCTGACTACAAGGCGCAAGGCTTCAAGGCCCTGCGCCTCTCCACCGGCCTCACCCAGTCCCAGTTTGCCGGGCTTTACGGCCTCTCCCGCCGTACCGTCCAGAACTGGGAGGCCGCGCCGGGCGATCAAAACTACCGCCCAATACCAGACTACGTATTTATGTATCTCAGTTTCATCATCCGCACAGGAGGCACACCATGATTACGATCCAGATCAAAGCCTTGGCCCGCATCGGCAGCAAGTCAGAAAAAGTCATCACATCCGTCGTCGATATCCCCAAGCGCATCGCACAGCTCACCAACACCGACGAGCAGTACAAGGCTATCACGGCCTACGTCAACGAGGAGTATGACATCGAGATCATCGACCTCATCGACGCAGAAGCGATCTAAACACAAAAAAAGCGGAGCACATTGCTCCGGCTTTTATTTTTGCCTTATTAAGCGGCCACAATTTCGGACCTTGGGATTCGGATTTTGTCACCAACACATTGCGCGTACCTGGGGAGCCAAGCTGGTGACAAACACTCGACGAGACGATCGTCGGGTGTTTGTTCGTTTTTGGCGGAAAACAGGGGGGCAAATGTGATTTCGATGTCCTCTTTATAGACAACAATGCTCCGGACGTAGCGGCGCACGATCTCGCGCTTTTCGGTTTCTGAGAGATCCCGCATGAGGCGCTCCATATCGGCTGTAAGGGCCGCTTTGATTTCATCGGACGTCAAGACGGGCGGTTCGACAACAGCCGCCAGGCGGGCTTCCAGTTGCTGACGATATTCTTCATTCTGCAGCAGTCTCTTTTTCAACTCCGGCGTGAGACCCATGTCGAGAGCCATCTCGGTTTCGCGGCTGTTGCGGCGTTCGAGCTTCTTCATTTCGGCGCGGATTTGATCGGCCATGGTATTTTCGTTGGCGAGCTTCTCGGCGTAGTGGCGGGCCATCTGATCGATGACATCGGCATCACGGACCATGAGCTTGATCTGGTCAAAAATATACTTGTCAAGGACGTCAGCTTTGATGTCAGGCAGATGGCAGCACTTTTCCTTGCGCTTATTGCCGCAGACGTATCTGGGGTATTTGTGGCCTTTTGCGGTAACGGTGACGCCACAGATCGCACCACCGCAATCGCCGCAGCGGAGCAGGCCGGAAAGCAGGAAGGGGTATTTGCTGTGATTGACACCGAAGCTGTTCTTTGAACGTTCCATTCTGAGCTTTGCCATTTCGAATTCCTCTCTTGTGACGATCGCAGGGATTGCGTCGCGGATGATGATCTTATCTTCTTCGGGATTTTCTTTGCCGACGTGCTTATGCATGTGGCGTTCTGTCGCGTTGAACCAGACGTAGTCGCCTACATAACGCGGATTGTTGATAATGTAGTACAGTGTGTTTGCTTCCAGGCGTTTGCCGGATCGCGTGCGGAAGTTCTGCCGGTCCAGCTCGGCGATGATCTGGGTGTAAGTAGATCCGTCTATGTACATGCGGAATATGAGGCGCACAGCGGCCGCTTCGGCCTCATCTACGGTGTATTCGCCATTGACGATTAAATACCCGAGCGGCGCGTTACCTCCGCAGAACAGGGCGTTCTGCGCCCGCACACGCTTTCCTGCGATGCTCTTTTGCCGCGTCTGCAAAACCATGTGCTGACCGAGGCCGACGGTGAGCAACTCCTGGAGGAAAGCGTTCGGATCGTCAGTGTCTCCGATGCTGTTGGTGACGGAAAGGACCTTGATGCCAAGTGAGGACATCTGCTTCCGGAAAGCGAACCAGTCAGCAACGTCGCGAGATCCGCGTGAGATGTCATAGACAACAATCGCATCGAAACGGCGGAGGGACGCGTCACGCATGAGGCGCTGGAAGCCAGGACGGTCCGTGTTGGTGCCGCTGAACGCTTCGTCTATGTATGGCATTCCGGACAGCGTGATGTTGTGCTCGTCACAATAGCGCTCGATAGCGTCAAGCTGTGCGGTGATAGATGTTTCGTTCTGGTGCGCGGTACTGTACCGCGCGTAGGCTGCTGCAGTCATGTTATGCTCCGATCCAGCCCATTCCGGGCGTAGTGTAGTCGATGGCCAGAATGATCAGCGTGATGATTACAAAGACCGTACACAGGCCCATCAACCAGTAAATCATGGCCTTGCGGCGCTTTACCATTTTCATGTAAAACGAATCCTTACGGATCAACTCGGACCGGAAGTACGCCATGCATTCGTGTACTCTGGCCGCGTCGCTCGTTTCGTAGTTGAGGATCGGCGCGGCGGCTCCGGCAAGGGCATCAAGCGAACCGCCAAGGCAAAGCACGATCTTTGCTGCGACATCGAACGATGGAGATTTTGTCTGATGCAGACGGAAGCGGTGCACGGTATCGTAGGACAGATCTGTCACTTCGGCGATGTCGTAATCCGAGCCGGAATAAGCCATGAACAACGAGTCGATGTAATCCCAATTCACAAAAACCATCCTTTCAAAGCAATTTGTCATAATACAAATCATAAAGTCAGGTATAACAGTAGGAAAACACAAGACTATTGTCAAAAATAAAGAATGAACGCGATATAAAAACGAGCGTCTTGCAGATATGCAAGGCGCTTTTTGCATATTTGCAAGGTATTTTTGTAAGTATAGTTACAGTATTTGATGATGTGCTTGTTGTAATACGGAGTTGGTGCGTATAGAATAATTGCAAAAGGAGGAATCAATTATGCGGCATGCACCGATCTACTATACGGAGCACAGTCAGCAAGCAGTAACAGAACCGACCTTTGATCCGCTGGAAATGACACAGGGGCGGAAGCGGGGGAAAAAGAAAGGATGGTGCAAACATCTATGAAGCTGTATCGCACCATCCAGTTACCGCAATTCAAGGACGCTCGTTATGTGGTCATTCGCGGGGAAGTATTTATAAACTTGTCAGCCGATGTCAGCGCCAGAATCATTCGATTCATCGGTGTTGCTATCAGGCAGGATGTCAAAGGACAGCGCGTTTGATTTGTCCGTCTCACGCTGACTGAGCATCTCGAACATCCGATCCATGATCGCGGAGGCCTGATCGTCACCCAGCTCTTCGAAGGCAACCACAACCATGTTGAGCAGTTGCTTTGCTGCCGATCCGAGGTTGTGTTCACGCGCCAGCTCGTCAATGAACGAGACTGGCGTTTCTTTTTTCATTGGGCCGGTTCCGTTCCGAAGCCATTCTTCATTGATGCCGAATTCATGGCAAATCATTGCTATGATCGCACCGTTCGGAACGCGCGTACCTTTTTCATATCCTGTAATTGTGCTGCCATTTAGGCCGATTCGCTCACCGAACTCAACCTGAGTAAGGTGGGCGTCTTTTCTAACACGCTTAATTCGTTCGATCAATTATATCATCTCCTTATGATTAAAGTATATCACAAAAACTTGCATTGTCAAGAAATTAGAGCAAAAAAGTGAGAAAACGTATTGACAATACTTGCATTGCGTGTTATTATAATGGCGTTGCAAGAGGTTAAAGCCGCAATGAGAGGGGAGGTGAACACGATGAGCGAAACGTTGAAGAAAGCTCTGGCGGAGGTCGAGGAAAAGATCAAGGACATGACTCCGGAGCAGACGGCCTATTTTACCGGCTGGCTGAACGGCGCGATGGGAATGGTCAAAAAGAAGAATGGAGACTGATGATCATGGGCACGTTCGACACAAAGCGGTACATAGTATCGTGGTTGTACAAAGGCACGGCGCACTGGATCACGGTCCGCGCCAGGAACGAGGACGAAGCGAAGCGAGTAGCTGCGGAGACGGCCGCGAAGGACACCGGCCGATCGGAGCCGTTTGAAAAGATCAAGGACATAATGATAGCGGATTTGGTGGTGATCAGGAAGTGAAGCATGAAATGCATGAAAGCATCCGCGCGGCCTGTGACAAGGCAAGCAAGGCGCTGAGGGTGACGAACATGGTATTTAGTGTGACCGCGGTGCTGCTGAGCGCGTTTGCGCTGATCCTGCACGCGGTGAGCACTCTGTGGAGGTGACCGGCATGGAAGTGTGCGGACGCAAGGTGCATGTGAAGATCGCGGACATGGACCGCAGGGCGGAGAGCGTGGACGCGATGTCACGCTGGTGGCTGGCAAAGCTGATCGGCGAAACGGATTCCGAATACCGCCGGCACGCCGAGCAGATCGTGAAGCAACGTGAAGGTGAGAAGCGATGAGCAAGCAGCTTTATGGGATCAGGCGCGGCGGGCAATGGCTGCATGAGCTGCGCGAGGTCGTAAAGAGCGACCATCTGGGAAAGCCGATGTACAACCGATGCGTGAGCCGATTCGAGCGCGAGCCGAAGTGGTTCACGAAGACGGAAGTGATCCGGGCTATGATCGTGCTGATGGAGGAATATGATTCCGACATCCAAAAGCGGAAGAAGGATTTCAAGGTCGTTGTTTATCGGGAAAGGGAGGAGCAGAACAATGTACTACATGAGACCGAAGGCGCCGAGGTATAAGATTGCGCTCTACAACGCGCGGTATGAAATAGAAGAAGGCTTGAAGGCGGCGGTGCGCGGGATTCCGGGCATGCTCAGAGCGATCCCGGGGCTGCTGTTATGCACGCTGGTCTTGATGATGCCGCTGATCGCGTTTGTCCTGATGAATGTGTAATGGCGGGGCTGTCGAGCGAGGACATCCTGCGTGAGATCAGGATTTGCGAGGCAAAGTACCAGGAGGCGCAGAGGGCCGGAAAGAACAGGCGCGTGCTGCTGAATATGCGGGAGAGCATCAGCAGAATGTACCATCTGTGTGATCTGGTCATCAAGCGGGAACGTGAATGGATGGAGGTGGAAAGCGTGAGCGAATGGAAGAGCGAAGAACTCACCAGGGCAATCGAGTGGTGTCAGGCCGTTGTGGAAGCGGCGGAGGCAGCGGAGAAGCCCGAGGCGGAGGTCGAGAAGCTGCGCCTACGCGTTACAACGCTCAGAGCGTGGCGTGACCGCGCGTTGGAGCGTGAGCGCAGAACGCAGCGCGTTGGCGGATGAAACGGCGAAGCTGAGCGAGGAAATGCAATGCATCGACGTGGCGATGAATGGCGATCTATAGACCGGCAGCGGCAATTAAGTGAACTGCAATGCGATGAGGAAGCAGTGATAGGTGAGGCTGGGATCAGCATTGAGCAGCGAAGGCAAGGCGTGGAACGGAATTGATGCGAAAAGGCGTTGAACAGCGACGAGCAGTGATGAAATGCGATGGCAAGGCACTGCGCTCCCATGGATCGCTTAGATGTGAAAGGGCAAAGACTTGAATTGCATTGAAATGGCATAGCACAGCTAACCAGTGACGCGGCGAGGCGTGGGATGGCGCGGCCTGGCAATGGCTATGAATTGATCAGATTTGTTGAGGCGATGATGTTGATCGCAATGGCACGGATTGGATAAGCCGAGATTTGAAACGGCGGAGCAATGAGAACAAAGGATGAGTAATGGCATGGAAAGGAAAAGCTGCGAAGCGAGAGGCCGTGATGTGGCGAGGAAAGGAGAGGCGTGGAAAAGCACAGGCATTGAACCGGAGGAAGGGAAACGCATTGAACGGCGCCGAGGCGGCGTGACATGGCGGTGATTGGACTCGGATCGGAAAGAAGCGGCGAAGATTTGTATTGTAATGCAAAGAAAAGAAGCGGCGAAGCCTTGAACTGAACCGAATTGGCAAAGATCTGACGTGTTTAGAACCGATCAGGCAAAGCCGGAAGGGCGATGAAGTGATCCGCTTCGAATCGATAGGGCAATGAGCAGGATTGCAATGCGGTGAATGGAAACGGAGAAGATCAGACTTGGCCTGGTGCGCGATGGCAATGAAATGAGTGGTCTGGATCAGCATCGGCATTGCGAGGAAGAGCTATGCCAAGGGAAGCCACGGAATTGAGCAGCAGAGTAATGTGTTGACGTGAGATGGCGAGGCGAAGCAGTGCATGAACCGAAAGGAATAGGCGTTGATCTGAACTGAGGTGATGTGGCAGTGAACAGATGTGAAATGCCGCGAGCAGATGTGAGACGGCATAGCCGTGATAGGACATGAAAAGGCAAAGCATTGCAAGGATCGGCGCTGAGCTGAAAAGGCGAAGAGCAGCAAAGATAAGCACGAAATGGATGGCAATAATCAAGGACAACACCCCGGAAACGGGTGTATATAGAAAGGATGGCAAGAATCATGAGCTTTATTAAGTACGAATCCCGACGTTACCGTCTGCACGGCATCACCGAACTGCTGGGAAGCCAGCCGGCATCCGAAGCGATCCGCTCGGAGTACGTGGCTTCAAAAGCACCGCTGAAGGAGCAGGCAGATGAAGAGGGCGAAATGCTCAAGTTGGAGGAGAAAGGCTTGACCGTTTTCCTCCGTGACAAAGAGGACAACCTGGTCATGCAGGACTATCAGATCCGCGCCTATTTCAAAGGCGCGCTTGATGCCATGAGCGATCAGCTCGGTGTATTGAACATCCGCCACAAGATCGACGTGTTCATGCACGTTCGCCCCAGGAACATTGTTCTGATGCGCGACGGCAAGCCGATCAAGGACGAGGATGGCTATCTTGAGCGCAGTCTGCGTGTTTCGACACCCAGAGGCCAGATGACGGCGCTTGCATCCTCGGAGAAGATCAACGAGGGCTGGTATATCGACATCCAGGTGTGTTTGCTTAAGAACAGCCCGACCGCGAAGAGCGCGAATATCACCTGGGACACGATCGAAGATGCACTCTGCTACGGCGAGTTCCAGGGCCTTGGTCAGTGGCGTTCGGGAAGCTACGGCAGATTCACATTTGAGCGTCTGCCGGACACCGAGGAAGACGCGCAGCGCATCGCTCAGCAGGAAGCGGAGCTGGACAAGCGGCTCAAGGCAGAGGCTGCACGACAGAAGAAGACCGGACGCCCGGCGAAGGCAAAGGCCGAGCGGACGAGTAAACAGTAAGGACGCCGAAAGGCGGGTAAGGGGTGGGGAATATGGCATTCATAATAAGGACGCGGCGTGATGAGCTGTATGTCAAGTATTGCAGGCAACCCGGAACGCGATTGAACGCAATACTCACGGATATCGAGCAGGGCATGAGCCTGCTCGATATCTGTATCAGGTACGGCACTGATTTTGAGACGGTCCTTCTTTGCAACGCTGTATACAAGAAGTACAAGGGTGTGGGCGTGGCACAGTGCTGCGTTGACAAGTGGCACGAAAAACCGGCACGGCCAGAGTTGCCGGAAGCGGAGCCGGAAAAGCAATGCGAGGCCGAGAACGGGCGACAAAATGAAACGATGAGGAAAAGGAAGGCATCGCCTCGAAATGACCGGAAAGAGGACGAAGCGGCAAAGCAGAGCGCTGAGCAGAGTTGTCATGACACGGCATTGATAAGCTCCGAAAAGATCTGGATCGACTTGCATGGCGAAGGCAATGACCGGATGGGTGACGAAAGGGCACTGACTGGTACAGATGTGATTGGAAGCGGCGAGGCGATGAGTGGTATGACGTGCCAGGCGGAGGATCAGGAAAAAGAGGAAGGAGTGGGCATCGTTGCGCAGGTGCGTGAGATGATCGCGAGCGGCATGGGCATAACGCGAGTAGCGCGTGCGCTCGGGATCACACGGACAGAGGTGACGATGTATTCCGGACGATATTATGAAAAGAATTGAAATGTATAAAGCCAATTTGCGATATTGGCAGAATGTGCGCGGCCTGGGCTGGGACGGTTGTAAATCTCGGACGTTTGTGGAGCAAAAGATCAAGAAATATAAAGAGGCCGTTATCCTGGAAGAGCAGGCCGCGAGAGCGAGGGAAATGGAATGCCGGAAATTATTGTATTGAAAAAGCGGAAGTTAGATCCGGAAGAGCTGCGCGTGCAACTGTCACTAATGGAGGTCAAGGCGGCTGCATTAGAAGCGGAAAATGAGACCCTGAGACGGCAAAACGAGCTATATGTAGGTATGCTGCGGGCAGAGCGCAAGCGGCGCATGCGGATGTACCGCGCAATGCTCAAAAAAGAGAACCGGAAAACAAGCAAGCTCGAAAGGGGCATGCTGGGCGTATTGGCGCTGATGGCGCATTAAGGAGGATGAATCATGGACTGGGAAGAATACAGGCGCAGAAATGGAGCATATTTGATGAGGTGATTTTATGTCGCTGATAGAGTATGACCTGTTCGGAAATAAGCACGATAAAGTGCAGGACGCGCTCGATTTGCTCCAGCACTTTGAGCCGCCGGAAGGGTATTATCTGGCGTTTTCGGGTGGGAAGGACAGTCAAACGGTATTTCATCTATGTAAAATGGCCGGTGTGAAGTTTGACGCGCACATGAGGTTGACGGGCGTTGACGCGCCTGAGGTAATAAGGTTTGCAAAAACGTACTATCCGGAAGTAAAAAGAGAGCACCCGCACGACAAGGACGGGAAACCGATTACGATGTGGAATTTGATTCCGAGAAAATTGATGCCGCCGACGAGAATCGTCAGGTATTGCTGCGCAGAACTCAAAGAGACAGGTGGAGACGGAAGGCTGGTAGTTACAGGGGTCAGAAAACAGGAAAGTGTCGCAAGATCGAAAAGAACGGAAATAGTGATCATCAAGGATCGAAGGGCCGCAAAGGTAGCGGAAGCAGAGAACGCAGAATATAGGGAACAACGGCAGAATGGCATTGTAATGAACTTCGACAATGCAGCAACCAAGAGAACGGTGGAACAATGCTACAGAACGCATAAAACAACAATAAATCCAATAGCCGACTGGAGCGAGGACGATGTTTGGGAGTTCTTGAACGATGTGGTGAAAGTGCCGCATTGCAGCCTATATGATGAAGGATTCAAACGAGTTGGTTGCATAGGATGCCCGATGGCAGACACAAAGCGTGAGTTTGAAAGATGGCCGGTATTTAAGAACAACTACATCAAGGCGTTTGAAAGAATGATCGAGGAGAGGAAGAGAAAAGGACTGGGCGTTGATAAAAAATTCAACACGGGCGAAGAAGTAATGAAATGGTGGATAGGCGAAAAAGTAACAGCAGATGAAGACCAGATGACCATGGAAGAGCTGCTGGAGCAGTTGGAGCCGACGGAGGTGGTGGAGTGACCAGATGCCGAATCTGCGGCGAGGAATCGCGGAACGGGGACATGATCTGCCCGGCCTGTCGGCAAGGCGTGAAGCGCACGACGCCGGAAGAGGAAATCGAGCAGGCCAGGCGGACGATGGCTGAGATTGATGCTTTGGGCATGAAGTTTGAAGGAATGAAAAGTGCTCTAAATGGGCGCATTGAGACGATCAGGAGGGGAAGAAGTAATGCGCTTGATAATAACGGTAAATGATCTGATTTGGATTGTGCTCATGGTAGTATGCGTGCTGATGTTCGCATTTACGGGGTTGTATTGCAAAGTAGTCGAATGGCTGTTAAAGAAAGAGGAGGCGAAAAAAGATGAAGTTAAGTAAGATAAAGATGCTCATTAAGGAAACGAAGAGAGCCTATGTGTTACCGGATGAAAGGGGAATGCAATGGATCGGAGACGGAATGAGCATGTATCCGGCTGACGGCGGGATCGAATTCACAAAGGAAAATATACTATCGATCATGGATATCGACCAGAACAAGCAGAAGCAATACACGGTGAGGGAAGGCGGAGTAATCCTGGATGTGCTCGGATTGGAGCCGAGAGCGGACGAGGTAAAATTGTACCCAGATTTCTCGGTCGACTATTTAGGCGACCTGATCACGCTGATGCACACAGAGGATGGACTTGTGGTCGGTGTCGAGCAGAAGCGGATCGCACCGGCAGACGGAGAGCTGCCGCTTGAATTTAGACTCAGAAGATCAGGTCGCGGCTATTATGCTGTGGCATGTTACGCTGATATGTTTTGCAATGGCTTAATCGCACCGGTGGAGCACAGGATCGGAGACACGATCATGAAGTGGATGCAGCATGCGCTCGAGCAGCCGAAAGGATATTACACGCGTACCGGAAACGCAATCGCAGATGATATGAAACTGAGCATTGAGGAGGCAGACAATGAGTGACGTAAGTCTGCGTGCGAAAGCCTATGCATTGATCGAGTGCAGTTTGCGAGTAAGCTGTAAACATTGCGTATGGAATAACAAAGTGTGCGAAGCGATAGAGCACGGGCAAAGCGAGGGCGTAAAAAGAGAAGTAATACAATGCTTGCTGGGAGAAATTGACAAACTTGAAGAAGAGAACGCCGTGCTGAAGGAGCGGATCGCCATTATGGAAGTGGATGGAACATGCGATAAGCCAGCCGAGGGGCTACATAAATCTGGTTATGGCGGAACCGGAAGAAGAGGAAGAGCCGGAGCAGATGGAGATCGGGGAGGGAGAAGATGAGTGACGCAAGTCTGCGGACGAGGGCGCTGGCGCTGATCGAGTGCAGCAGGCGGAATAACTGCGAGGGCTGCACGTGGTTGGACGACGGGGTGTGCGAGGCACACCGAGGGAAGTTTCTGCTGTCCAATTTTGGTAAGATTTTGAGCGAGCTGCTGGAAGAAAACGAGATCCTGCGGGAGCGGATCGCGATCATGGAAGTTGAGAGAGAGGACGATTTGAAATGAACAACGACATGGTAAACCATCCGGCGCATTACGAAGGAAAGTACGAATGCAAGGATGTCATGCTTGAATGCTTCGGGAAGCAGGCTGTGATGGAATTTTACAAGCTGTGCGCGTTTAAGTATCTGTACCGCTGCATGAAAAAGCACGAGACACCGAATCTGGATATTGAGAAGGCACATTGGTATCTTGGCGAGTGGATCAAGTTGGCCGAAGATGAGAAGGTCGTAGAACAGGTTGATGGTGACTACAAGCCGGCCAAGGATGAAATGGGGGAAGACGAGCATGAACTTATACGAAAATTAGTTGCGATAGCGTGCAAAAGAGCAGGCGGCTGATATTGTCGGAGGGGCGCGAGAGCGTTTCTCCATGCAAGTGCAGGGAGTTGCTTCATTATATAAGCGGCTTGCTGCACTTGCACGGGGAAATGATTTCAAGGGTTTTTCGAGCTTGTAATCAGTATTAACAAGTGGACGTTGGAAAACCAAAAGGAGAGCATTGTGCAGGATATGTTTAAGCGGTGGGACATGCTGTCGGACAAAGTGGCAACGGGCGAAGAGCTGACCACAGACGAAAGGATCAATGGCGCGTTTTACCGCACAAGGACCACAAAGTCAGGAACAATGCTCGAGGTGGAAAGTTATCCACTGCTTCCGGCGGGAGTAGGCGCTGCGCTCAAAAAGCATAAGCCAAGCAGCGAGACGATGAAGTGGCAGAACCAGAAGAATGCGGAGAAGCGTTTGATCAGGCTTGCGGAGTGCAACTTTGACGAGCGTGATTATAAGCTGGACCTGACGTATGATGAGGCGCATCTTCCGACGCTTGAGAATGTGCACAAGGACATCAGGAATTTTATCAGGCGGATGAACACTGAGCGGAAGCACAGAGGCCTGGCTGGCGGTGCTCGGTACATTGCTGTCATTGAGGGATATGATGATGGCAGTAGGCAGAAGCGTCTGCACGTGCACATGATCATTGACGGCGACATAGACCGCAAGACGATCAAAGAGATCTGGGGGCGCGGTCGCATTCATTGCGATGAATTGGACCCGGAGGGCTATGGCGGATTGAGACGCCTGGCGCAGTATATGAGCAAAGATCCACGCGGGAAGAAGCGCTGGATCAGCTCGAAGAATCTAAAAAAGCCGACGCAAACGATAGCGGATAGGAAGATCACGCACCGGAAGGCGCGCAAGATCGCGGAGAGCAGACTGCAAGCAATGGCTGCACTTGAGCGTATGTATAAGGGCTATCGTGTTGAGTCATATGAAGTGCGCACTAATCCTTTTATTGAGGGTTATTATATTTACGCGATAATGCGAAAGGAGACGAGAGCAAATGAACAAGGTGGTACTCACGGGCAATCTTGCAAGCGATCCGGAGATCAGGCAGACGCCGAGCGGGGTAAAATGCGCGCAGTTCCGGCTGGCAGTGCGGAAGCGGTACGCGGATGCGGAAGGAAAGCACGGAGCTGATTTCGTGCCGATCGTGTGCTGGCGCGGCTCGGCGGACATCGTGGAGAAATTCGTGAAGAAGGGCGACAGGATCGGTGTGGCGGGAATGATCCAAACACGGAATTATGAAGCCCAGGACGGAACGAAGCGATATATCACGGAGATCGTGGCCGACGAGGTGGAGCTTCTGGGCAACAAGCGTGACGGTGCTGTGCCGCTGCCGCCAGAGCCGCCGGCAAGCGGAAGCGCGCAGAAACAGGCGGAGGAAGCACCACAGGATTTCACGGCTGTCGATGATGACACGATGCCGTTTTAATTAAGAATCAGGCTACAAGGGTGCTGAAAGATGCACGACGCTGAGCGACGCATAGAACCGGAAAGGCTGCGGACCATCGCAGGCGGGGAGGAATGGCCAACCGAGCGGACGAAGGTGGGGACGTACCGCAATTATGAGGAGTGAATGATCGTGTTTGAGACAAAGAAAACGCGGGAACTCCGGAGAAAATGCTATGATTGCATGGCGCGCATCCGTGAACTGGAGAATATCATCTGCCCGCATGAATCACATGAGTATGAGGTGACACAGATAAATTATATTCCGATCGACGGGAACGGTAACGGGATAAGGATAACGCGGAAGATCTGCGTAAAGTGTTTGAGGGTTGAAGTTATAAAGGAACTGACGTGATGAGGAGTGAGGATTATGAAAAAAGATTTTTGTGTAAACAAAGAAGAACATAGGATTTACTGCGGAAAATACAGTAACAAAACTCATAAACTTCACAAAAAAACGGATGTGACTGGAGAAGTAGTTTCCGCTACGTTTTTGTGGTTTGTTGGGAATATGGATATGAATACAAGTAGTTTTTCTATGAAGTATGAAGATGGAGAATATGCCGGATACGAACTGATTATGTTCAGAAGGGAAAATAGAAAAGTGAGCGAAGAAAAGGGAGTGAACAAGTGAAAAACAGGGCAATACCGGTGCCGACGGAGGACGCGGAGCAGGCTTGCCTATTCAGATGGGCGGCAATGGAGCAGGGGAGATACCCGGAGCTTGCATATTTATATCACATACCGAACGAGGGGAAGCGTGGGCCTGTGACGGCGGCACGTTTTAAGGCGATGGGCTTGAAGTCGGGTGTGCCCGACATATTTCTGCCGGCCGCACGTGGTGGGTGCTTTGGTTTATACATCGAGATGAAACGTAAAGAGGGCGGGAAGCTCAGCGACAAGCAGAAGGAGTGGATCATTGCGTTGACTTCGGCGGGCTATTCGGCGGTCGTGTGCCGCGGATGGGAAGAAGCTGCAGATGTGATCATGCGTTATCTGCGAATGAGACCAACGAAAGAAATCATGAAGAGCATGATCGAAAATGATGGAGGGATATGATGTTTATTCTGAATTTCGGACGATGGTCGCATAAAGGGACATCGATGTTTTATTATGAACGTTGCTATCGGAACGGGTGCAGATGGACGCCGATCGTGTATGTAAGGCCAAGATATACGATTTAACTCGGCAAGGAAAAAGGAGGGCTAAACGTGCAGCGGAAGACGAGCGCGGCCAAGCGTTTTTTGCAGGAAAAGAGCGAGGAGATCCGAGGGATCGACATGGAGATCAGGCGAAAGCGGGAGCGCTTGACGAAGCTGCGCGCGCGCCTGACGGACGGAACATCGCAAATATCGGGAATGCCGGGCGGAGGTTCTGGCGAGAACAGCCAATTTAACAAGAACACGGAACTATTGTCGTTTGCGGAAGAGATAAACGAGGATGTTGAGCGCCTTGCGAAAGCGCAGCGAAAGCTGGCGGAGACGATCAAGGTTTGCGAGGACCATGACCTTCGGGCTGTCCTGGAGAAGCGGTATATCGACCGGAAGTCATGGGACAAGATCAGACATGAGATGAGCTTCAGTGAATCGGGCATCTATCAATTGCACGGAAGGGCATTGAAGGTCCTTGACGGGAAATTGAAAGCGAAGAAAACTGTGTAGTCCAGTGGAGTTTTTTAGTGCTATAATTGGTATCGTGAGAGATCGCGCAAGGGCGACCTCTCTTTTTGCGTAGTGTGGAGGATTTATGAAAAAGTTCGAGACCGTTGAGGTCGATATCAATAAATTGATACCATACGCTCAGAATGCGAAGAAGCACGACAAGAAGCAAATCAAGAACGTTGCGACAAGTCTGAAACGCTTCGGATGGAAGCAGCCTATCGTGATCACGAAGGACAACGTTGTGGTCATTGGGCATTGCCGGCTTGAGGCTGCAAAAACGCTAAAGATGGCGACAGTGCCATGCGTGATCGCGGACGATCTGAGCGATGTTGAAATCAAAGAGCTTCGCATTGCCGACAACAAGACAAACGAGTCACCATGGGATGAGGATATGCTCAAGGCCGACATCGTTGGATTGCAGTTTGAGGGTTTCGATTTTGATTTCATGAAAGCGGAGCGGGAAGTCGAAGAAGACGATTATGACGAAGCACCGCCGGTCGAACCGAAGTCAAAAATGGGCCAGGTGTACAAGCTGGGTGAGCATCGTCTGATGGTGGGCGACAGCACGAACGCCGGGGATGTCAAGAAGTTGATGGACGGCGAGCTGGCGGACATGGTGCTGACAGATCCGCCATACAACGTGGCCTATAAAGGCAGCGCCGGAACGATAAAAAACGACGACATGGGCGATAAGGAGTTCCGGGAATTCCTGGTGAAAGCATTCACCAATGTACGCGACTTTCTGCGTGTAGGAGGGGTATTTTACATCTGGTATGCTTCCGTCGAATCGTATAATTTTTACGGTGCGTGCAGGGATGTGGGGCTGCATGTTCGTCAGTGCCTGATCTGGGAGAAGAACGCGCTGCTGTTAGGCAGACAGGACTTCCAGTGGATTCATGAACCGTGCATGTTCGGTGAGAAACGACTGGGCTATCCGGAAACAGAAGAGTATGACGATGGCGACTTGAACTGCATTTATGGCTGGGTCGATGGTAAGCACTACTGGTACAAAAACCGAAAGCAGACGACCATCATGCACTTCGACAAGCCGGTGAAGTCGCAGATGCATCCGACAATGAAGCCGGTGAAACTGTTTGACTATCAGATGCAGTGCAACACCAAGGAAGGCGATATTGTACTTGATCTGTTCGGCGGCAGCGGCACGACGATCGTTGCGGCGGAACAGAACGGAAGACGTGCGCGGCTTATGGAGTATGATCCGAAGTACGCGGATGTCATCATTGACCGCTGGGAGGCGCTGACAGGTGGCAAGGCGGAGTTAATAAAAGACGTTGGAATAAGCCGTGAGAGGGGCGTTTGGCGTGAAAGTGCGGCTTGAAGACTGGCAGACGAATGAGAGCCTGATCCTATTGCAGGGGTGGGCGCGGTCCGGTTTGACAGATGAGCAGATCGCCGGAAACATGGGCATATCTGTGCGCACGCTGTACAACTGGAAAAAGAAAAGTTTGCAGATTTTGCAGGCCTTAAAAACGGGCGCGCGCGAGGCAGATTTTGCTGTTGAGAACGCGCTGTTCAAAAAAGCGCTTTCCGGAGACGTGACCGCGTGCATTTTCTGGCTGAAAAACAGACAGCCGGACATCTGGCGTGAAAAGCCGGAACACAGGATGAACGATGGCGATGTTCCGCAGATCGTGGATGATATCCAGTGAAAGTAAAGCTATCTGAGATCATAGCACCTGCATTTTATGAGGTGCATCAGTCGGTAAAACGCCAGGAATATGACGAGTACTGGGAAGACGGCGGACGCGGTTCAACGAAGTCGAGTTATATTTCGCTTGAGATCGTGCTTGGAATTGTGGACGATACGGAAGCAAATGCAATCATATACCGAAAAGTCGGCAACACATTGCGCGAGTCGGTTTTTGAGCAGATTCTCTGGGCGATCGACGTTCTTGGGCTGTCTGAGTATTTCAAGGCGACAGTGGCGCCGCTTGAGATCAGGTACAAGCCAACAGGACAGAGGATAATATTCCGCGGTGCAGACGATCCGGGAAAAAGCAAATCAATAAAATTGCGAAAGGGCTATTTTAAGTTTCTTTGGTTCGAGGAACTGGCCGAGTTTAACGGGATGGATGATGTTCGCACGATCAAGGCTTCGGTCATTCGAGGCGGCGAAAATGCGATCACGTTTTACTCGTACAATCCACCGCAAAGCGCGGACAACTGGGTTAACGCGGAGGCAATGGTGCCAAAGCCGAATCGGAGAAAGCATCATACGACATACTTGAACGTACCGCGTGCCTGGCTTGGCGAGCCGTTCATTCGCGAGGCGGAGGCGCTGCGTGCTCAGAACGAGCGCGCTTATAGGCACACATATCTCGGCGAGGTTACCGGCACGGGCGGAAACGTCTTTGATAATCTGCAGCTACGCACGATTACGGCGGAGGAGCTGAACAGCTTCGACAAGATCTACAACGGACTGGACTTCGGTTTTGCGGTCGACCCTGATGCTTTTGTCAGGTGGGCATACTCAAAGAAAACGCGAACGCTTTATGCTCTGGCTGAGCACTATGATGTGCGCACGCCGACGGAGGAGCTCGTTGAAAAGATCAAGCGAAAAGCAAACCATGAAATCGTGACGTGCGACAGTGAAGATCCGCGCATGATAGACGCGCTGAGGCGAAACGGCCTGCACGCAATACCGGCAAAAAAAGGCCCGGACAGCGTCAATCATGGCATGCGCTGGTTGCAGGAGCTTGCTGCAATCGTGATCGATCCGAAGCTCACGCCGAACATTGCACGCGAGTTTGCGGGATATGAGTATGAGCGCGACAAGCATGGACAGTTCTTGTCAAGATTTCCGGATAAAAACAATCATACGATTGACGCTACACGGTATGCGGTCGAGGTCCTTTCGACGGAACGAAGGGCAAAGACGATAAACCGTGCAAAAATTGGATTATAGGATCGGTGATAAAAATGATCACAAGACCCAGGGAGCTTTTGTATGTGCCAGGCGGTGAAGGCGAAACGATCAACCGTGTTCTGGTCACAAAATGCATTGAAGAGTTCGAGGATGATGTAAGGCCGGACGTAAAAAAAATGCGTGACTATTATAACGGCAAGCAGGACATCGCACAGCGAACAAAAGAAGTCGGAAAAGCAAACAACAAAATATCTCACAACTATCCGCTGTACATAACGACCATTGCATCCGGGTATCTGCTCGGTTCGCCGGTCCAATATACGGCAAAGGATGGCCAGGAGGCAGCTTTAGAGGAGATCTTGAAGGCGTTTAAGGCAGCGAAGATCGACAGCGTTGACCAGGAGTTGGCGCGTGATGCGTCTGTGTGCGGTAAGGGTGTAGAACTCACTTATGCGGATGAATCCGCAAGAGTGAGAAGCGCTACGCTGGACCCTGCACAGGCTTTTGTGGTTTACGATGATACTGTCCAGCACAAACCGCTTTTCGGCGTGCATTTTTATGAGAGCGTGAATGCGATCGGTGAAGCGACCGGTGTCAACATCGTCGTGTATACGGCCGACATGATATACACGCTGTATTCGGCTGCGACCGGCGATAATAACGTGAGTCTGACAGCTGCTGTGCTGGTAAGCGAAGAGGAGCACCAGTTTGGCGGGGTACCTATGGTCGAGTACTGGAACAATGAACGTGAAGCGGGAGATTTTGCGACAGTCGTGAGCCAGATCGACGCATACAATGTTCTGCAAAGCGACCGTGTAAACGACAAAGAGGATTTCGTGGATGCACTGCTGCTTATCAAGGGCGCGATGCTCGAAGCCGAGACGGATGAAGAAGGACGAGAGCGGACCAGCGTTGGACGCATGCTCAAGCGCGACAAGCTGCTGATGCTTCCGGATGCGGATTGCGACGCGGAGTATCTGAGCAACACGATGAACGAGGCGGACAATGAGCTGCTGCGGAAGTCATTGTGTGATGACATCCACAAGCTGTCTTTCATTCCAGATATGTCTGACGAACGTTTTAGCGGAAACGTGAGCGGTGTGGCCATGCGCTACAAACTGCTTGCGCTTGAAATGCTGACCGGCATCAAGGAGCGCTGGTACAAAGAGGCGCTGCAAATGCGCCTGGAGTTGTATTCGAATTTCATTGCTGTAAAAGGCGGACGGGTGATCGATCCCACTGCTGTTGAGATCGTCATGAAGCGGAAGTTGCCGGTCAACGATCTCGAAACGGCGCAAATGGTGCAGACACTGCGCGACCTGGTGCCTGATGAGCTACTGCTTGGCCAGGTGGCATTTGTGCAGGATGTCGATGATGCCATGGACAAAATGCGCGAGCAGCGAGAGGAGAGCATGAAGCTGCAGCGTGATCTTTATGAGATGCCGACGCCGGACGATCAGAAGGACAGCGCACTGCGAGACGATGATGCGGACGAGGAATAATGGCGGAGGATTAAGCGATGCCAAACACCGCGAGCTATTGGGCGCGTCGCGCATCGGCGCGCATGGCTGAGTATCATAAAGGCGCAGAGGAAACGATCAAGGCAATACAGCGAGCACACGCTTCGGCGCGCGGCTCGCTTTTGTATTCGATGAATGCCATCTTCGAGCGATACGCTAAAAAGTATGATTTGGACCCTGAGACTGCAAAAGCCATCCTGCAGGAGCATGCGACACAAAAAGTACTTGACGGATGGCGGGATGCCGTGCGGCGCATGCCTGAGGGAAAAGCAAAACAGGCCATGCTTGCGCGGCTGGACGCGCCATCCGTGCGTTATCGCATTACTAACCTACAAGCGCTTGAAGGGCAGGCCACTGCGGTATGTAAGACGCTTGAGGACATAGAGGTGCGTGCACTGCGAGCCAGGCTGATCGATACGGTATCAGATGCCTATAACAGAGTAGAGTATGACCTCCAGAAGGGGCTGGGCATCGGTTGGGAAACGACAGGCATAAATAAGCGGGCATTGGATGGAATTCTGCGTGATGAATGGTCCGGTAAGAACTACAGCGAGCGCATCCACATGCGGGCGGAGGACCTGGCAAAGCGCACCCAGGAGCTGATGATAAGCTCATTTATCGGAGGCGACTCAAAGGCACAGGCCGCGGCGAAGCTCTCGAAGGAATTTGACGAAGATGTTGTGGCAAGCATGCGCCTGGTCACAACAGAGGTCACTCATGCGGCGAATGCAGCCGAGCTGGAGCGTTACCAGCAGAATGGCATTAAACGTTTCATGTTCCGCGCGGTAGTCGACCTGAGAACGTCGCAGGTATGCCAGGATCATGACGGAATCGTGTATAACGTCTCGGATGCAAAGATGGGCGTCAATGTACCGCCATTGCATCCGTGGTGCAGATCTACGACCATCCAGGTGTTGAGCATGGAATGGATAAACACCATGGAGCGCACAGTGATCGACCCGGTGACCGGTGAGTATCAACGGATACCGGGGAACATGAGCTACACGGAATGGAAGCAGAAACTGCTGATGGAGCACGGCGAGGATAAAGTGGCCATTGCTCAAAAACGCCAGCAGGAAGAGGCGAAGGAAAAGCGCGAGGCAAAGCTGCGCGCGGCACAGCGCACGGTGTATGTACCGGGCGCGGATGATTAAGGCATAAACAGCTACGGCTGATGTGCAAAATAAATGAACGATGTGGGCATTGAACGCATCGGGCAAGGAGGAGCAAAATGCTCAGTTATAGAAAACTGCTGATCCCCATGAACATCCAGTTTCACGCCGATGAACCCAGTGGTAACGGCGGAAGCGGCGAAGGAGCCGGAGGGAACGGCGGCGGAGGCGTGAGTTTTGACGATATGCTGAAAGATAAGGCGTATCAAGCCGAATTTGATAGACGTATCAATAAGGCACTCGAAACTGCACGCGGCAAGTGGGAAGCCGAGAAGACGGAGGCTGTTAATGCGGCAAAGAGCGAAGCTGAAAAGCTCGCAAAAATGACCGCTGAGCAGCGCGCAGCGCATGAGAGCGCGGAGCGGATCAAACAGCTTGAGCAGCGGGAACGCGATATTACGACGCGGGAATTACGCGCACAGGCGCTCGATGCGCTGCGCGATAAAGAATTACCGTCTCAGCTTGGTGACCTGCTGAACTACAGCAGTGCGGAGGCATGCAGTAAAAGCATTGAAGCGGTCGAGGCCGCATTCCGTGGTGCTGTACAGAGCGGCGTTGAAAGCCGTATGAAGGGAAAGACACCGACCACTGGGACCGGTGTCGGAATGACTGACGAAAGAATGCGTCAGGCATTTGGACTCAAAACAAAATAGAAAAGGATGATTCAAAATGGCGAACAATATTGCTCTTTTCAAACAGTACGTTGCTTTGCTGGATGAAACTTACAAGGAAGCCAGTCTGACCGGCATTCTGGACGGCGCTTCCGAGCTTGCGCGGCAGGGCGCAAACGCAAACGAACTTATCATTCCCATGATTGACATGGATGGCCTTGCCGACTATTCGCGCAATGGCGGCTATGTCGCCGGCGATGTGACCATGACCAATGAGACCGTGAAGTGCAACTTCGACCGCGGCCGCAAGTTCACCGTAGATGCTCTCGACAATCAGGAAACCGCCATGCTGGCGTTCGGAAGCATGGCCGGTGAATTCATCAGAAATAAGGTCGTGCCGGAGATCGATGCTTTCCGCATCTCCAAGTATGCGAGCAAGACCGGAATTATCAGCACTTCGGCGGCGCTGTCTACCGCTGCTAATGTTGTTGCGGCTCTGCGTACCGGCGTAAATGCCATGGATGAGGCGGAGGTGCCTTACGATGACCGCGTGCTGTTCATCACTCCTACTCTGCTGGACCTGATCGCCGATCAGGACACCACCAAGAGCAAAGAAGTGCTGAACCGATTCAGCGCGATTCAGCGCGTGCCTCAGACCCGCATGTATACCAAGATCCAGCAGAAGAACGGCACAGCCGAAGGCCAGACCGCTGGCGGCTATGCCAAGCACGCCGACGGTAAGAACATCAACTTCCTGATCGTTCACAAAGCCGCCGCGATCCAGTACCAGAAGCATGTTGCTCCTCGACTGTTCACTCCCGAGCAGAATCAGGACAGCGATGGCTGGGTCATGACCTACCGTAATGTCGGTGTTGCTGATGTCTATCAGAACAAGCTGGCCGGCGTTTACTGCCATTACAGCACGACCTGATGAGGAGGTCCGGCGATGAACGATACGCAGATGCTGAAAGCCATGAGGCTGCGCGCACCGGAAGTGGAAGAACAGCTGGCGCGTGATCTGATCGCTGAATCAAAAGCATATGTTTGCGCATACACGGGACGCGCCAGCGTCCCGGATGCGCTGCAGTATGCAGTGTTGCAGATCGCGCTCATGCGGTATAATCGCATGGGCATCGAAGGCGAAGCAAGTCATTCGGAGGGAACGTCGCGCAGTATTGACGCGATCCCGGATGACCTGCGGCGGCAGCTGAACCCATACAGATTAGCCAGGACGAGGTGATGTTATGCGAACACCAAGAGCTGACATGCGGAAGCTGTTTTATTGCAAGCCGCAAAAGGCGCGGGATGAAGCGGGAAACATCACAGAGATATATGGCGAACGGATCGATTTTCTCGGCGCGCTGACGCCGACACAGGCGGGTGTACGGTCTGAGATATACGGCAGCAGGGTAGCGGTCGAGATGCGGCTCTACGGGGCGCCACGTGGCGTCACGGAGGGGTGTGTGGTGTGGGTGTATGCCGGCACAACGGATGCGCCTGATTATGAAGTAGCGAGCGTCGAGAGATACCCGCGGGAGAGCGTTGTGACGATACGTCGGCGAGGTGTAGTCGGTGGCTAAAAAATACGGAATCAAAGCGCTGTCTGGCGGAATCAGCGGGCTTGATGGTTTGCTTGCACGGCTTGATGCCATGCCGGAGCAAGTGATGTCGGGTCTTGAACGCGCGCTTGACCTGTGTGCGGGAGAAGTCAGAGCGCAAGCCTTAAACAATATAGCCGGCGACGATGAGATCCCGAACGCGATAACGACGGACACCAGGACAAATGGAGCCGAAGTTACGGCACGCGTATTTGTAGCGGCGCAGGGTTTTGATCCTGTACAGTGGCCTGTTTTCGTCGAAATGGGCACAGGCCCGCACGGCATTGAAAGCGCCGGTGGACCGTCTGGGTTAAAATATCCACTGCCGGCTACGGCATATACTCAGGAACCATGGACATACTTGGGTGAAGACGGGAAGTTCCACCGAACGGCAGGTATGTATGCGAACCCGTATTTATGGCCTGCATACCAAGCAAAAAAGCCATTTATGTCCGAAATAATCAAAGAGAATCTGCGCGAGTTTTTGAAGAAGGAGTGATGATATGGATACCGGACGAGTCGAAAAATTCATATATGAAGCCTTGAAAAAGGCGAATGAAAACACGGTAGCCTATTATCCGGCGGGGATATTCGGCGGAGTATCAAATGAGCCGATAACCGTGTATGAGATCGAAACAACGAGCGCAGTCGTGATCAGGGGCGTTGAGCGCCGGGTGAATCTCACGGTGCGCGCCGACCATTTTGCGGCGACAAAAGCAGAGCTGAATCAAATAGCAGATGCTGCGCGTGAGCAGTTGTGCGCGATCGTGCCTGAGTGCACAAGCGATAAACCGGGGAAAACAGCAGGCGGAATGTGGCGGAGGAGCCAAACGTTTGCATGTGTGTATGATCCGGTTGAAATGATATTTTTTGCAAGGAGTTGAGGACAATGGCGAATAAACCTATTTCCAACATTGGCATCTTGCTGTCCTACGCGACCAGCGAGAGCGGAAGCTACATCAATCTGTACAGCATCACCAGCATTCCTGAGCTTGGCGGTGATAACGAGCAGATCGACGTCACGACGATCTTTGACAGCAAGCGCGCGAACATGCCCGGCGTCGAATCGTCTGACGATCTGACCTTTGCCGGAAATCGTGGCAAGTACGGCGCGCCCGATGCGCAGGAATCTGCGCTGGTAGACGAGTATGCGGCGTTGGAAGCCCTCGATGAAAAGACAGCACTTTACTGGAAGCTGACCTATCCGGACGGATCATCTCACAAGTGGTCCGCGTATCCCAAGGTACGCCAGGCCGCTGTTGAGGTCAATTCGGCGGTCGGTTACAACCTGACGTTGACCACGAACAGCAAGATCGAATTCACGCCGGCTACCTAAAGACGAGCCACAAGTTGGTTCAGAAGCGGACCACGATTAAAGACGTGGTCCGCGATTTTTGTATAAGGAGAATATGAAGCATGAAGCATTACAATATTCGGATTGATGAAAAGGAATATAAGATCAGAATTAGGACCCGCGACCATGAGACGCTGGACAATCTGCTCGGCGGCAATTTCCTGCAGGTCGTGAGCGATGAAAAGCAGATGATGGATGCCATGAGGATCGCGCACGTCATGCTGTATGTGGGCCTGCGCTGGGACCCGGAGAACGGCCAGCACACGCTCGACGAGTGCGGAGATCTGATCGACTGCCTTGTTGATCAGGGCTACAGCACCGAGGATTTCGCAAAGATGGTCATTGAGATCGGCAAGGTGAGCGGTTTTTTTCCGCAGACACTGGACGTCGACAATCTGGCCAAGTAGCAGCCGGAGATCAAAAAACGCTAACAGAGCAAACAGAGGACGCTTTTGCATTGCTTGTATCACGCGGGATGCAGCCGAGCGAGTTTTGGGAGCTTAGCTGGGGCGAAGTGCGAATGATCACGAAGGCGCATGTAGACAGGCGTTTGCATGAGAACCAGGAGGCCGCGTTCATCGCATGGCGTCAGGCTGAGATCATAGGCAGGCATGTCGCATTCATCTTCGGTGCGAAGGTCAAGCCGGAGGACTTCGAGAAGAGCTTCCCGGAATTCATGCCGGAGGAAGAGATGCAGGAGCTCGAATGGCAGCGCATCAGGAGCAGGATGCAGCGTAATGCGGAAAAAATAAACGGCACGAAAAAATAAGAGAGGCAGGTGGTTAAAGTGAGCGAAGAGCTGGAGAGCCTTGAGATAAAAATCAATGCGGACGCTTCGGGCGTGGCACCGGCTGCGAAAAAAGCGCAGGAATCTGTCGAACAGATGGCAAACCGCGTGAATCAGGCCATGAGCAACGTCAAGAAAAAAGTTGACGAAGCGACATCTGCCACACGCGAAAATGCAAAGGCCCAGGCCGAAGCCGTCAAGGCAACGACAAAAGGCGCGAACATAGACAAGATCGCCGAGCAGGCCGATGAGACGTATGCAAACCTTGAGGCGGCTCGAAAAGAGTATAAAAAATTCCGAGACGAATGGTCTAAAGCCATCCAGAACAGCGGATCAAAAGGATTTGCTGATCCTGCGGTCCAAGACGCAGAGAACAAAATGAATGCTGCCGCGCGTGAGGTCAAACGCTTGAAGGCGGAGGCCGACGCGATCAGTGACAGACTGTTGAAGGCAAGCGCAAAGGCCGGAGAGCCGGAAGCCTACCAGGCGAGCCGTGAAGGTCAGGTAATGGCGGACGGTCAGCGCGTGAGCCTGCCGGAATCCTACCATGAGGAAGCTGCAGCGAAGCGTGAAGCGGCAGCGGCGACATCTGAGCTTGCCGCAGCGGAGACAAGTGAATCGAGGGCAGCGCAAACAGAAAATGTCGGCGCAAAGGGCGTAGTTGCACGCCTAAAGGAATATGTCGCGCAAACAAAAGCGGTCAAGCGGTCGAGCGGAATATTCCGTAGCATAGGCGGATATTTGAGATCCATGCTTGTGATCGGAGCGATCACACGGATGGTCAGAAGCCTGGCACAGGGATTCACGGCAGCGCTGAGAAGCAACAGCGCATTTGCGGCATCTCTTGCATCTATCAAGGGCAACTTGTTGCAGGCGTTTGCACCGATCATCAGCGCGGCACTGCCTTGGATCAATGCGCTCACAAACGCACTTGTGCAGGCAACGGCAGCACTTGCCAGTTTTGTCGGCACATTGTTCGGACTGACGCCGGCGAAGCAGAAGAGCATGGCGCAGGGCCTGAGTAATATCGGAGCCAGCGCATCCGGGGCGGGAGCTGCAGCCAAGAAGGCAGTGGCAGCATTTGATGAGTTGAACACGCTCGACATTGGCGGCGGAGGCGGTGGCGGAGGCGCCGGTGCTGATGGCATTGGCGTAACGTTTGACGATCTGGAACGAAACGAGAAGATGGATAACCTTATGGGAAACATCCTCAAGTATGCGCTCGAGATCGGAGCAGCCATTAAATTGTGGCCGTTGGTAAAAGCGATAACCGGCGCAAGCGGATTTATGGGTGCGCTCAAAAGCGTAGCCGGTGTCGTGCTTACGATTGACGGCCTGATCCGCGGCGTTGTTAATACGTTCCGCGCCTGGACGGATGGCGTAAACACAGAAAACGCGAACCAGATGCTACTTGCAACGGCGGAGATCGCTGGCGGGCTTGCGCTTGTGTTTGGCACGGTTGGCGCAGCGATCGGTGCGGTCGTTGGCGGCATCGCAATGTTTGCGACTGCGCTTAAAGACATCATCAACGGCGAGGTAAACATCACGACGGTTGGCACTGCGCTGCAGGGCCTTGGCTTGATCGTTGCGGGTGTATCGTTGGCGTTTGGCGGATTGCCGGGAATCATCGTCGGAGCCGTGACGGCAGTAGTAGGCCTGATTATGACCAACTGGGAAGCAATTTCCGGCTTTTTCTCGAACCTATGGGAAACGATCACGACCTGGGCTTCGAACGCCTGGAATGCGGTCCTGTCAACAGCAAAGACGTTGATCACGAACCTAAAGACAGCATGGCGCAACTTCCTTCGCGTATTCAATGCGACAGTAATTAAGCCGATCAAGAATTATTTCAAGAAGGCCTGGACGGCTATTTCTGACGCGGCGAGCACGGCATGGGAAGCGATCAAGGGCGTTTTCACCGGAATCGGTGACTGGTTCAACGAGCATATTATTCAGCCGATCTTGAACATCATGCCGCAATGGCTCAAGGATGCACTGGGCATCGGCGGAAATGAGCTTGAAGTCAAGCTGGGAGTCAAACTGGATGACGGAGAGACGATCGAGGACTTCGAGCTGATCAACGGCGAACTGGTCAACATGAAAAAGGCGATCGAAGAGCTCCCGAAGATCGAGCTCGACGCCGATGTGACAGATGCACAAGATGCGATCAAAACCGTAAAGGATGCGGCGGCTGATATGTATGGTCCGTGGCCTATGGACATCAAGACGGACATCACTCTCACAAAAACCGGCAAGGAAACGTTGAAGAGTATTTCCGGAGCTTTGAAGAGTATGAGCACATCGTTCGGTCCTGCGGCATCGAGATTTATAAACGCTGTGGCATATGCCAATGGCGGCATGAGCATTCCGCGTGGTGATCTGTTTATCGCAAACGAAGCCGGAGCTGAGCTGGTAGGTACGTTGAACGGCAAGACGGCAGTTGCCAACCAGCAGGAGATCGGAGACGCCATTTTTAAGTACATGGACAAGTACAGCAGCGGGAATGGCAGCAACGGCGGAGGAGCCGTGACCGAGCAGGGTCTTGCGCGAGCGGTCGCACAGGCGCTCAACGGTGCGGCTGTGATGGTCGGAGCTGACAGGCTGGGCGAGCTTGCTATCAAGAGCATAAACGGCTACCAGGCCCACGCAGGGGCTGTGCTGTTGAACATTTAAGGAGGCGCGTATGTTTAAGATCAATGGGCAAAATGTACCGGCTCCGAGCCGAGTAACTGTGAATCTTCAGGACCTGTCGAGCGGCGACAGCGGACGAAACGCTGACGGTACGGCGATGATCGACTTTATAGCAACAAAGCGGAAGATTGAGGTGGAGTGGCCTGCCATGTATGCGCAGCCGATGGCGGAGCTCATGACTGCCATGAAACCGATCACGTTTACTGTGACGTATATCGATCCGGAAACGGGGACTGCGAAAACGATAACTTGCTATAAAGGCGACAGAACCGCGCCGGTGTACAACATCGTGAACGGTGTGATCCTGTGGGAATCCATGAAATGTAATTTTATTGAGGTGTAAAACATGGCGCTGACATATACCGGATTGACGCGCCATCTGGATGTGCGCGGTACCATCTATAAAAGCGATGGTACCCGCATCAATCTGGATGCGCCGCAGATAAATAGCTACAAGATCAGCGAGTCGTGCGCGAGCAATGGCATCCCGCTTGGAACGACGCAATCGTCGACGTTTGTGCTGGGAATCAGGAATGTGGATCATACGTTGACGGCGGAGGGCCTGGACGGCGCAGTGGTCTATATGGAGCTCGCCATTGAGACCGTTGATGGATACGTATGGAGCGATCTGGGCGTATGGCGCGTTGAAGATGTGTCATTGCCTGAGCAGTCAAATGTAGCGACGCTGTATGGCGCGGATGCGCTGTCCGGAGCGGAATTTGCACGCGAGTTTGACGACGATGGGAATTATCCACAGACGCTTGCAGACGTTCTGCGCAGGGTATGCGTACAAGCGGAAGTATCACTTTATAGCGAAACGCTGCCAAATGCGGACGCGCAGGTGCTACAGAAGCCGGTGTGGCCTGATGGCATAACGCTGAGAAGCGTCATCGGATATGTGGCAGCGTGCATGGGCGGCTTCGCGAGGATAAATAGGAGCGGACAGCTACAGATCGTACCGTTTGGACGCACCAGGACATACGCGATAGACCATGCAGTCTATAAAGAATTCACGCCACAAAACGGCGAGGAATTTGTGTTTAATTGCATCCAGTACAGCGACGGCGAAACGACCACGCGATATGCGATCGATCCGGCAAAAGAGGACACCGCTCTGAACACGATCATTGTGTCGGGCAATCCGATCATGACGCCTGCAATGCTGCAGGTAATGGTGACGTCATTGACAGGGCTGCATGCCATCGGTGCGCAGATAGCGTGGGGCGGAGATCCAGAAGTGCAGTGCGGTGATAAACTCGCTGTAACGGACAAGTCGGAAACGACGCACGTGATGCTGATTAACAGCCAGGAGCTGACGGTGTCAGGTGGATTCAGCGCATCGACGGTGTGCAATCTGCCAAGCGTAACCAAGAATGAAGCGGAATCATACAAGACGCGCGTATCACTGATCGATGTAAACGGATACA